ATCCGTTTATTCTGTTGAACTTAATCATTTTGGTACCTATCTGCCCCAATGCCCTTGATTGGGTACAGGATTAGTGTTGCACAGCTGGGTGTCAAAACCTACTAATTTTGGTAACGAATTGATAACGATTATCTAGGTCTGCCGTAGGACTTTCCAGCCACAATGAATGTGCCGTCCTTCTCAATGTGGATAAGATCCACCTGAACCTTAGCCTTGTTTACATAGATGATGGCGAAAGCCTGTTGCCAGTTAGCAACGCCTTTAGTGTAAGCAGCTTGCTTAAAGTCCATAAGGTTGCCTACCTCGACACCATGCAGGACACGCCCTATACGCCCTCCAGAGGCCTCTGAGAAGGCCGATCTACCTGCTCTGTGAGTATGTCCTGAGATTACATTCTTGCCGTGTCTACGAGCCGCTTCAAGGGCTGATAAGCCCCCGTGTGGCTTGATAGGAGTATGGTCTCCATGCACTGCAATCCAGTTAGGTGCAATAGGCATAGGATTCTTATGGAAGGTTATACCTAACTCATCAAACTTCATGAACTTCTCAAAGCGTAGCTCTGGCAATGCTCCGAAGGCTGGCACTTTAGCCATAATGATGTTATACAGGCGATCTGTGTGATTACTACGGATGCAATCTGTAACGCCTAACTCCCAGAGAAGCTGCACTGCCTCATTACGATCATCGTCTAGGGTCTGGGCATAACTGCCCATGCGCCCTTCTTCCCACTTGCTTATCTGTGGTAGGTCGATCTCATCGCCGATCGTCACTACTTGATCTGGCTTAAACTTAGTGATGAAGCTTGCAAGGTTACGGGTTGCAACCCTGTCATGGTACGGAACTTGAAGATCCGAGACTACGACTATTCGCTTAATCGTCATCCTCATCATCTACATAATCGCCGAGTTTCTCAGGCGGTACGCCATCGGGCAAGATCCAATGAGGGTAAGCCTGTGGCTCTGTAATCATGAACATCGCTATGTCCTCAGCGAACCCTGCTCGCTTGAGTGAGCAAAAGTATTCATACAACCCAATGCAGTAAGCATCGAGCTTTGAGTAACCTTGTTCCTCTAATGCCTTAGTTGCTTTTCTTGCCATAAGATAATTGTTACCTATCTAACAAGACAATGATTGTCTCGACACGCGCTTCTAATCGATTAAGTCGGTCATTCATAGAGCTACCGCCATTGGGCTTTAACTCTGCTAGGTAGTGCTTAACTAACCAACGCACTGCCATAGCAAATGATCCGATTACTGTGGTCACTGCCGCCACAATCGCGGCAATGTCTTGCGCGTTCATTACTTCTTAGGAGTGGCGTATCCGAATACACCTGAAAGGACAGCCCATAGGACTGCGCGATAGTCAAGGTCAAAGTTGCTAGATGCCCACGCTGCAAGAAATGCTCCAGCAGCAAGGATTGCAGGGTTCTTTATGTTCTTCATTATTCTCCGCCTAACATAGATACTTGAAAAAAAGCCCCATCATTGTCAGCTTCTTTCTTAAAGCTAACATGCATGTGCTTACTGTGTTTGTTAGCCCCTGTGTACTTGCGCCATTTCCAGTTAAGGATCTTGGAGCAGATTCGTCCATCGTAAATGATGTAACTAATACGCTTGTCCGCTTTTGACTTGGACAAGGTACGAAGCTGATCAGCAAGATCTCCCATGATGTCTGGCTTTCCGCCCTTGAACAAATCTTTGTCCACATCAATGGCGCGAACCCAGCCCTGCTCATCTGGATTATGATCTGACTTGCGAGTAGCGTGTCGGGTATCACCGATCCAACCATCCGATGCGCGGTCACGATCTGGGAACGAGTCATCAATCTGTTCTCGTAACTGGATAGCAGCCTTAGAGAGCTTTACTTTCATCCAAGTAACAATGCCGCTTCTTCTGCTGTGATGCCAAGCTTTGTCAACAATGCAGCCTTTTGAGTTGCCTTTGCTTCGGCTTCGGCTTGTTCGGCTGCTAATTCAGCGGCGCGGGTTGCACGCTCTTTTGCTTCGGCAGCAGTTTCATCACGTTCCGTGACAATCGTTTCGCCTGTTAATACGTCAAAATTTGTGTCAATTATTTTCATGTTATTGCGCTCCATAAACGTACATAGTTCCACTTGTGAAAGATCCGCCTGCGGTAATTAAAACAATACTTGAAATGACAGAAGTGCCTGAATAAAAACCACCACCGACAATACCTAACGCATTGCCATTTTCATTAACTCCAGTCGCTTGGGTCATCAATTTTGCCCCAGACTTGTTTGCTCCTGCAATGTTCATGAAACCGTTTAAGTCCATTGATGCAGAAGTTCCGTGATTACATAATTTGAACCCTGCTTCTGAAATGGTCACCGAAGTAAGTGTTGTACCAGCAAAAGAAGTTGATGGTGTATAACCAAACGCTGATTGACGGTAATTTGCAGCAGTCGTGTCAGCGTTCATTTGTAATCTAATTGCATTGTTACCTGTGTCATTTGTGCGCACATTTTGTAACACCACTCTGATTTCGTCATAACCGCTCAAACTAGAAATTGTAAAACTGCTTCCTGTGTTTGTTGTGGTTGTTGACAATAAAGTGAAACTTTTTTGTGCTGATGGAGCGGCAGCCCAGCTTGGAACGCCACCTGCAACAGTTAAGACTTGACCAGTTGATCCAATACCAAGTCGTGCAGGTGTTGATCCACTTGATGAGTAGATGGTGTCGCCTGTAGTAGTCATTGGGTTTGTCATACCAGTAGTATCCAGATTAGCCCAAGCACTACCCGTGTAATAAGTGGTTACATTTGTATCCTTTAGATAAGCGAACTGTCCTTCTTCTGGAGAAGTAATAGCAGCATCGCGAGCTGCTGCCGATGCAAAGACCAAAACGCCTTGCATCAAATATCCATTTACATTTGCTGCGCTTAGGACTTCACCTGTAGTGAATGTCTTAAAGCCTAGTCCTGCTGCCATTATTACTCCTTAGTAACTTAAAACGCTAGTGTCTAGAATACCGTATAATGCGGAATCCAGAATGAATCCATCGATGATTGGCTCTGCCGTGCCGTAGCGCACTTTCCACGAATTAGGTGTGATCGAGTGGGCAACATTAAAGACCTGCACTGTCTTAGATAAAGTAGTGCTATTAGGCTGAGTGGTAGTAATACTGACTGGAGTAAAGAAGTCCATTGTCAAGGCTGCAATAGTGCCAGCGGTGTAGTTATCCTGCTGGAGATCTAGGGTCAGCTCATCCACGCGTACCGAAGTCTCTTTACGAGATGCGATAAAAGCCTGTGCGTAATCCAGAGCCTCTGCATCTGTCTGCATAAGAAGGCCAGATTGGTTATAACTGTGAGTAAAGTATTTAGCGATAGAGGCTGCATCACTTGCAGTCTGGACTGTGCCACCTGTGCGTGTGACTGTGGCTAGGTTATAAACCTGAGTGTCATCAAAGACCCACTTGACATCAAAGTAGCCAATACCTGTGCCATTGTCATTAAAGACGATAGGTGTTCCAGCGATAGTGCCGACTGTGACATTGCGATCTTGGAAAGCGCATCGACCCTGTGCATCCATGTAGATTGAGCCATACTCTGTGGTGGCTACAGTCTGAAGAGCTTGTAAGGCTGTGCGCTGTGTGGCTGGATCTGCCTGAACTGTAGTCAATCCTGTGTCAATATCTCGCAAAGCTAGAGGCCAGCCAATAGTGTCTAGGATCTTGGCAATGCGTGAGCCTGTAGTTTCACCTGCTGTAGCTCCTGTCACACCAAAGAATTGAGCATTCTGGAATAGACGGAAGCCATCGACTGCCGTAATTGTGGTGTACACGATGTCACCATTGAACTTAGGTGTGGTCGTGTTATAGCCTGTGATGTATCCTGCAAAGATTGGATAAGTTACTCCTGAGTAAGTTGCAGTAACTAACATTTTACGCATAGGACTTAGGTAGGTGTAATAGGGGCTGGCTGGGTTTTGTGGGTTGAAGTCACCATTCTGATCCAAGATACGAATTGAAGCTATGCCAGTTTGGAAAACTTCTGCTGAGATCTGTCGGCCTCGATTAGTCTGTACTGAATCAATAAGGTTGGAGACATCCACAATAAGACTTGTAGGGCTATCTGAGAGGACATCAGCACCATCTAAGAGTGATGTGTCAAGGATAAACGGATAGCCGAATGAAGCCCCTGTAGAGAAGTCAATTGTTACATTGATGACTGGTCTGGTCACAATGCCCCAGCCTGAACAAGGCTATCGCCTCTGCGGTTGAGTTGAATCAAAGAATTCTGGATCAGGTTAGTTAGCTCGTCTGGGTTGGCGATGGTGTTAGCCTGAATGGTGATGTTGATGTCGCGGTCACGCGAACCTACTGCGCCTGAGCTGAACAGTAAGCCGCCTTCCATCTCGCGGAAAGATCCAGCATTGAAAGGATTTATTGCACCGCCTGCGTAAAGATTAGTCAAAGCATTAAGTGAGCCGACATCGTCAATGGTCTGATAAACCTGAGCCATGCCATCGATTAGCTTAATAAACTCTCTGCCGTTGTCACCGATGACTGAGATAACTCCACCCAATTCTTCATTGGCTTTATTGATCTCATCAGTACTTCTACCTTGAGTAAGGGTCTTTTTACCCTTTTTATCGTCAAACGGGTCACCAGAAGGCCCACCAGAAGGCCCACCAGAAGGCCACTTGAATCCAGCCAGAAGTTTTAGCATCTCTTGAATCTTGCGCAAAGCTTCATCTAGATTCTTTTGATCGATTAAATCTTTAGGGGTCAATCCTTTTAGAATAGATTCGATAGCAGCCATCTGAGTGTTCTGGCCAGTTAAGGCGTTAAGTACTTTAAGATCTGCATTAAGTTTATTGGTGGCCGCAATGATGGCTTGCTCATCCTTAGCAGCAATAGCATCTTCTAAAGCAAGGATTGAACGCTTAACATTAAGGCGAGCAGTATCGTTAGCAATCTGTAGGATCTGGGCGCTGCTAGTTGCCTTGCCTAATTGTTCAGCCTGATTAGTCAGAGCTGCTGCAATCTGGATCTTATCCATGTCAAAGATTTCTTCACCCTTGCCAAGTGCAAGGTTAGCCTTGTCAATTGCCAGCTTCAACTTAGCAGCTTTAAGCTTCTTTAATTCCTCGGCTGTAAGCTTCTTGCTTTCATTCCCAGTCTTTCTAATGACTTTATACTGTTGTTCTAATGACTTAAGATGCTGATTATCAGAAGACTTTTGCACAGCTGCTAATGTTCCGGCTGATCTTGCGATATCGAACCAAGCGCCAACAATCGGGATCATGGCAGTATCAAACTTTAACCAATCAGGAAGTTTGTCATCTAAAGCCTGAATCTTCTCGATTAACTTACCGATACCACGAATGACATTTGCAGTTTGAGTAGCAAAGTTTTGCATATTTGTCGCTAGGTTCTGGACACTCTTATCTTCACCTAGACCGACAAGGGCATCGATGAGACCTTGACCAATAATCTCTTTAGCATCATCGGCTGCATTAGCCAATTTCTGCATTTGACCAGTAGGAGTGTTAGCAAGGTTTTTGTTAAAGTCTTTGTAGGTTGAATCAAGTACCTTGACCAAAGCTGCTGCGCGCTCTGTTTCAGTACCTGACTTAATTGTTTTCTTTGTTTGTTCATCAAGCACAAAACCGACTTTAGTAAGAGAAGCAAAGTTGCCATTAAGGGCTTGTGCCAGACCATTGGTCATCTGCTTAAACTGATCAGCAGAAGCCGCTGCGCCCTTTTCCGCTGTTACATAGTCAAGGATGGCAGGAGTCAGGGTTTTAATTGTGTCTATCTGAAGATTAAATGTTGCGAGTTGTGACTGAGTTTGTGTGATGTTTTCTTTATTGACTACGCCAATTTGTTGCAATGCATCGGCTTGATCATAGAGAGATTGAATCTCTGCATCACGGGCATTGACTGTGACCTTGACAAGGTTAGCCAATCGCTCCTGTTGAGCCTGTGCTTCTAATGCAGCTTTAACAGATGCTTTGCCAAAAGCAATAACCTGAGCAGTACCAAAACCAAGACCTAAAGCACCTGCTAGTTGTTTGACGCTTCTAGTAAGTTTTTCTGTAGAAGTCTCGGCTTGCTTAAAAGCCTTATTGCCTGTGAACTCCGCTGCAATATCAATGACTACATTTGCCATGATTAACCTTTCACCGAAGCTCTAGCATTCAACTTATCAGCTGATACTGAAATGGCTTTGAGAACGCCTTCTCTAGCTTTGCCATTATTCTCATCATAAGCACGATAGAGAACACGACCTTGCATTCGGCCTTTACCTTTAAGAGGTGCGCGCAATTTGCCATCTTGATTAAGAACAAATCTGCTGTCAGGTTTGACCTTACCCATTCTTTCGTAAATCGCTCCAGCTCTAGTTTTGTTGAAAACTTGGGCAAGAGATCTAAACCCTCTTGAATTAGGTTTTGATGGAGTTGTCTTGTATCCAATACCAGCCTTGACCAGAGAAGGATTAAAGAATGGGAAAGTTGCCTCTGACATTTGACGAGGCAACCATCCGCTTAACACTTCTCCGCGATCTGGAACATAGCCTTTAGCCGATTTAGAAATAGGCTGGATCGCTACCTTAATTTGCTTTTGTGTTTCTTTTGCTAGATCAGGAGTGAACTTGCGTAAAGCCTTGCGAAGCTCAACGCCGCCTTTGACGGTTGCTGGCATCTTTAGACTCCTTCGCTTCATCTTTAAGCCCCTGCACAAGTGCATCGAGCATGGCCTTATCTAGATCTAATAACTGCTGTGGCGCGATTCCCAATCTAATGCTTAGCCTAGCGATTAGATAGGTGAACGGAAGATCGCGCTTTAAGCTAAAGGGTCTGAATCAAGCACCTCGACACTTTTAAGTGTCTCAATGAAATCCATACCAAAAGGCTTAACAGATTCACCTGACCTGCGTGTTATTTCCCAAGCTAACCAATAGACATCCGATTGTTTTTCTTCCTGCCTAAAGGCACGATGAAAACCCATCTTTGTATGCAATTCGAAGGCGTATTCCACGGCAGGCGTGATTTCTCCTTCTAATACACTTCCATCTGTACGAACGATCTTTAGTTTTGCCATGAGTTTGCCCCTTTATAGTTTGTTTAGAATGTGCCTGTTGTTGCTACTGCAACTGTTGAGTTAGCAGTAAATGTAATCGATTGTACCCCGATGTCACTTACGCTGCCGTTAATGTCGGTCGTATTGTTGATCAACAGTGACACGGTGTAGAGAGGGTTGGTTGCAGAAACTGCTGTTCCCTTTTCCTGTAGGAATACACATGTGACTGTTGTACCCCATGCAGCCTGTAGTGTTGCCAATACATTCGCTGTAGCTGTGTCATTTAGGAAGTCGATTGTTACGGATGATGCTTCCAAGCCCTTAACGAACTTGTGTGAAGAATCGCCCATTGCAGTTACTTCTAGCTCATCAAATGTGCGGTTAAGAGTGATTGCTGTGACATGGTCTGAAAGATCAACGGAGTTAATCTTCACACCGACTTTGTTATTTAGAAATACAGCCATGAGATTATTCCTCGTCTTTCTTAGTAGATGCTGGCTTAGGTGTTGCTGGTGTTACCTGCCCGATTTTCTTCAGGAAGGCTTCGTTTTCTAGTTCCCACTCGGACATATTAACTCCAACTCGTAAGGATTGATACGGACATCTCGCAGCTGAGTAGGTCACCCGAAGCAGCGTTGAGAATACTTGGTGCGCTTATTGCGCTTACATTATAGACGAGAGATGATGCTGCGAGCTTTGCGAACACGCCACAGACAGTATCTTCAATCCCGTTCAGGTTGCCTTCGTTATCAAATAAAGGCACAGTCATAATAATCTTAAAGTTTGCCATTGGGCTAATGCCAATGTGCTGATTGTTAGTTGGCGTGAGATAAGGATCGTCCGGTGACACAATCACAGAGTTAGCCAAGACTGTTGCTGGTGGAAAGGCAAAGGTCTGCCACTTGGCATTGTCTACTAAAGCAGTTGCTAAAGTGGTTCTAAGAGTGGTGACGGCAACAGGCATCAGCCCACCATCGAACGCGGATCAAGTGCGTGAGCGATCAATCCTCGCACCTTAGCGAGAAGCTGTGCGCTCATTCGGTAAGGGCTTGGCTGGAAATCGACAGCGTTACTGCCTGAAAGGGTGGCTGTACGCGCTTGCCAGATTTCAACAGATATCATTAAAGCTGCATTCTGAACTGCTGTGTCTGTTGTCCAGTCTGTGTATGTTCTTGAAGCGACTGAGCCGTAAGGCGCGATAGCATGCTTAGGCTGCGCTGTAGTGTGATTTGTAGTCATGCTGATTGAATAATCTCCAACGGCTGTAATAACTTTACTGCCATTGTAAGAAGATCCAGAATTAGAAATTGTTACTGTTTGACCTATATAAAAAATCTCTTTAATAGGATCGTTAAAGTAAAGAGTACCCCGCCCTACGATGTTTTCATGCGCTACTGAAAAGTAAGTAGGACTCCATAACATAGGAAGTAAAACTGCATCTGCTGCATCGCATACTTCTTGAAGGGTTGCATCTGGATACAAAGTACCGACTCCGAGAGTGCTACGGAGTTCTGCGACTGTTGTAAGTGCCATGATGTCCTTTCTAAAGACTCTGAGGGGTAGAGGGCTACTACCCCTCAGAGCGACTTAAGTGTGGCTTACGCCTTGTTATTCTTGAACGCGCCTGCTCCGACCTTAGTAGCGATTGCTCCAAAACCGTAGTAGCCGATAGTCACAGAACCATTTGCGGTTGATTCTGCGCGTAGGCGGTAGGTAGGGCTTTCGTACCATGTGTAAGCATCTGGGTTCACAATGAGGATTGTTCCATCGCCATCGCCACCGTTTGTTGGATCTACATAGAGGTTAAGTCCTGCAACATTACCTGTTAGTGATGTTGGTGCTACTTGACCGCCAGCGTTCATTGGCTGTGATGCTGTGTAGATTGGACGACCTGCATCGTTAAGAGACATGATGTTTGACCATTGTCCTGTTGATACGACCATGTTGCGTGCAAATGGGTTAGGTAGTCCTGCTGTTGCTGCGTAAACTGATGCTGAACCGCGAGCAACAATTCCAAGCAATTCTGATGCTGTTGGATATGTGACTGTTGTTGTTGCATCTGCTGTTGCACCTGAGATAAGTGCAGCGTTTACTGCTGCGTTTGTTGCCTTTGCGTAAGCTGCTGCCATGTTGCGCACTAGCTCATCGAAAAATGCTGGAGATGTACGATCTAGCAATTCAACAGAGAATGTCTGTTGTCCAGCGTACTTCTGTACTGATACAGATAGGAAAGCAGCGTTCTGATCTGTGTCGCTGAACGCATCGCCTTCTGGCTCAATCGCAACAGTTGGTACTGCTGTGATCTTTGGAATCTCGAAAGTCATACCTGCATCTGGCAATACTCCGCGTGAGATTGCATCGATTGAAGGACGGATTGTTGTAGATAGTGGGTTGATGATTTCAGATAGCTGACGAGTTGGAACAAGTCCTGCGTTGTCTGTTGTGTCATCTGCTGCGCGTAGGTATTGACGAGCATTGTCATCACCTAGAGCTGCGCGGATTGAGTTTTCTGCGTACTTAGCAGCTGTAACTTCAATGCGTGGCTTTGTGTAGTATGCTGCTGAAACAGTTGGGCGAGCAGCTTCGACCGCTGGTGCTTCAACTGGTGTTGCTTCGACTGCTGGAGTGGTTTCTTCCACGGTGGCTGTCTCGCTTTCTGTTGGTTGGGTTGATTCTTCTACAGCAGATTCTTCTGCTGCAATATCAGTAACCTGAGCAGACTTAAAGGCTGGCTCTGTTACTAAACTTACTTCGACCAAGCGAGCAGCAGATACATAAGTAACGCCATCCTTGATCTTTGACTTGAGGACTTCTGCTCCGATAGATAAACCTGATTGTAATCCTTCTTCTGCAAGGATTAGAGCTTCTGTACCGCGCTGAGATCGGCTTACAGAAAATACTGCATCGATTGAGTTCTCTGATTCGCTGAAAGAAACCATGCGACCTAGAGGCTTCTTGTTATCGTGCTGGCTCAGCAACTTGATTGCTTTAGGATCTTCAATAGCAATAGATCCGGAAGCAAAGATAACCTTGCCCATATTTGTAGATCCTGCTTCGACATTAAGAGGCACAATCTTGCCGGATACTGTGCGGTTTGCTGAGTCTGCTGTTAGATCAGCTGAGAAGGTAATTACTTGATTCATACTAGACCATTATTTCCGTTAGGTGTTAGATCAGTCATTTCCATCGCTTGCTCTGGGGTAATCAGGTTAAGCGTTAGCAGTTTTTCAATGACTGCCAATTCTTGAAGTGGATCAGTACGCAGAAAGTTTTTATCAATATCAAACTTGACTACATTGCCACGCGCAGTAATGTCATCCATAGACAGGCGATCTTCAATCGCTGTAATAAATGGTTGTAGAGATAGTGTTAGGAATTGCTTGCGCTCATCTTGGACATTTGCATAAGTCATAGAATTGTTTTGATCTGCTGAAACATAGTAAGCAGGTACATTGCATAAACGAGCAATCTCTGTGGCAAGATTAAAGATTGCTTCTCCGTACATCATGTCCTTTGGTGAAAATGAGACTGGAGTGTATTCAAGAGTCGAGGTTAGATATGCAGTTGAGCGATTGTTGCGAGCGTTACGCCATGCAGCAAGAAGTCCGGAAACCTCTTTAGGATCTAGATCTGCGCCTGTGTTCTTAATGTAACCAGTTGCCATTGGTGTAGCTGCTGCAATCGCTGCTGCCTTCTGAACATCTATTGCTGCGCGGATTGTTGAAGCACCGGTGTTTAAGATGCCATCACTTAGTGATTGAAATGTTACAAGAGATCCCAAGCCGTCCATTGGTAATGTAGTGCCATCGACTGCATAAGATTTAACAAAAGTATTTGTGCTATCAAGAGTGATTGTTACTCGATTGTTTGCGATCCACTCAAAGCGAGATGGACGACCATCTTCCTGATAAACCTCAACGACTTTCCAAAATGCTTGACCATATAGAAGTAATGAATCAACAGTCCATGCAATCGTTACTGATCGTGGCTGTGAATATGAAGGTTGCTCTAACCATGCAGGTGAGCCAAGCTCTTCGTTAGTAGATTTTTTGTAAAGCTCTAGAGGAATTGCTCCGATTGTGCCAGCAAGTAAATTACGGCAACGCATAAGTGCCGGAACTGACATTGCTTCTGTGCGACCGATGTATGCAGTCTGAAACGGCATTGCATAAGGTGAATACTCGCCAAGGACTTGAGGCGCAGCTTGAGCCTGTACTAAAGGCTTAGATTCTAGACCGAACGCTTGCAGTATTTTACCCATAGACATAAATGGTAGCACATGTCAAGCATTTGACATATTACATAGGGTGTGTCTAGGTGTAAATCTGAGGTTTAGCAACTGGGATCATTAACTTGCTTACGACCATTGCGAGTCCAATCGGGGCTGAAATGTCTCCAGCCGATTTCCGCTTAATAATGCGCCAAGCCGAATCATTGACCTTAGCTGCGCAGTTATTCATCTGCTGAATCAACTCGGCTTGACCATTGTGGACTACGCGAGCATTAACTAAGCCTTCTAAAAGATCTCCACAGGCTTTGTAAAATTGCTGACCTGAAACATCCTCGACCATAACTCCAGCATTGGCTAGACGATCTGCGATTGTCTGCGTGGCGTACTTGTCATAACAGACCAGCCGTGGCTTATAAATGTCGCACCATGCCTTTATACTTGCTGCCATCTTTAGCTCATCGATAGCAACCTGAGAGCTGTAAGTCTCCAGAATCCCGATGCCAATCCGCCCATCTGGGAGAAGTTGTCCTGCGACCAATGATCCGTTCCTGCGTGACGGACTGACATCGAAACCGAATACAGTATAAGCCCCAGCAGCCATTTCTAGTGTGCTATCGGATGTGTCCTCTAGGACTCCATGCGGCCAAGGACTACTTAACGAATCGATCCATTGACAAAGAGTCTCTGTGCGAGTGTTTTCAATCGGTGAAGTAGCAATCGCTTCTTCAATCGCTTCTTCTGTGATGGTGTATCCCAAAGAGGGGTTAGCCAGAGCCCATGCATTTCTATCGTCTATCTTGCAGTACTGCGGTGCTGAGTATTCATAGAATCCAAAAGACTTGGGTGGGTAGTCGATAGCTCTTTCCCGTAAGTCGTTGAGTACAGTGCTGAAAGCGTCTCCTGCATTAGAGGTAAGAAGCGTTTGAGAATTTGGGTGAGCTCTAGTTGTAGGAGTAGCAGCTCTAAATCCATCTTCTGTGATTTCTCTGACCTCATCGACATAGAGCAATCCATTGACTGATCTGCCTCGACTTCCGTCTCTAGTTGCTGCAACAACATCAAGCCTTGCTCCAGATAACATCTCAATTGACTCTGTGCCGTTGGCGTGTCTGATCTGTTTAACGAATCCTTTAAGGTGGTCATTGGTCTCCAGTAGGTGTGTGACTTGTCGGAAGGTGTCTAGTGCCATGCTTCTGTTTGAGGACATGATAAGCACATTTGTATTCCACTTGATCAGGTGAGCCAGTATCAGCATTCTGGCTAAGTGAGTCTTACCATTCTGCCTAGCCACCAAAATGAGGTTTGTTTTACGAATCCACATGCCTTTCTTGTCCACAGTAAGCATGTCCTTAAGCACAAACTCCTGCCACGGCATGAGTGGCATCTTAACGATCTCGCATAGATCCTTTACATCTTGCAGCTTGTTTTCGCCCTTGAGAAGTGGACTGTGAAGCCGTGGCTTGGTTGCCCCTCGTAGGGCTTTGGACTTTCTGGGCTTAGTTGTCATTGATCTGGACTAGGTCGGGTCTTAAAAGGACTGTCCAGCATCGGTTCGGACTGCATCGGGGAGATATAGTCGAGAAAGACAGGGGGGTCTTTTTT